CCAAGATATGCTAGCAGATTTAGATAGAATTAAATTTGCTAGCAAGGCATCTCGTAACATTAAGGTTAGTAGACCTATGGCTGCTGACAAACAGGTAGCCCGAGTTCAATACAAAAAAGAAGATGGTGACTTTAAAATTATGTCAATTCATCCTATTCAAGTTATAGGTAAACAAAGATTGTATATCTTTAATACTAAATATAAAGAGCTTTCTTATTATGAAACAGAATCACCAAGAGGCTTTGAAATATCTGGTTCTACTATCAAAAACTTTAATAAAGAATTAAGTGGTAAATTTAAATTGAAAAAGCCACTTGAATTCTTCCCAACGATACTAGCTAAGAATTTTAATCAAATTTCCAAATTCTTAGATGAAAAACTAGTTGGAAATACAAAACGTAAAGAGGCCAACGGCCGAATTAACAAAGAAACAATTTTACTAAGGGTTTTAGACAAATGAAAATAGAAGAACAATTTTTAACAAAGTCTAAATTTACAAAGCTTATCGAATCTACTGTAGGTGATTTAAGAATTCCTTATATGGAGGCTATCCTTGTTGTTTGTGAAAAAAACAATATTGAGCCTGAAGATATAAAGAAGTTTATATCACCTATTATTAAAGATAAGTTAGAAGCCGAGGCGATGAAGTTAAACTTTTTACCAAAGATTAATTCCATTGACTCATCACTATTCGAGTAAAACTATAATATATAGTTTATATTTCAGTTAATATTACAGATATACGGAGAAAAAATAAATGTCATTCGAAACATTAAAACGCAATCGCGGTTCAAATATCACTAAAATAATACAAGCAGCAGAAGCCACAAACAGTGGTGAGACAAAATCATATGTTGATGAACGTATGTGGAAACCTACAGTTGATAAAGCTGGCAATGGTTACTCAGTTTTAAGATTCCTTCCCGGTAAAGATGGAGAAATTCCATTCGTAAGATACTGGGATCACGGGTTTAAAGGTCCTACTGGTTTATGGTACATTGAAAACTCTTTAACATCAGTTGGTCAACCTGATCCAGTTGGTGAGCTTAATTCTAAATTATGGAATTCAGGTATTGAGTCTGATAAAGAAAAAGCTAGAACTCAAAAGAGAAGACTTCATTATGTTACTAATATATACGTAATAAGCGATCCATCTAATCCAGCAAATGAAGGTAAAGTATTTTTATATAAATTTGGTAAAAAAATATTTGATAAGATTTATGATCTTATGAATCCTGCTTTTGCTGATGAAAAGCCAACTGATCCATTTGATTTTTGGGAAGGTGCCGACTTTAAACTAAAAATCAGAAATGTTGAAGGTTATAGAAACTATGACAAATCTGAATTTGCGTCTACTGCTTCGTTAGTTGATGGTGATGAAGCTAAGTTAGAAGAAGTGTATAACCAAATGCACGATTTAACTGAGTTTACTAATCCTAAAAGTTATAAGTCTTATGATGAACTTAAAAGTAAATTAATAAAAGTTCTTGGTGATCAAGCTATGGCTGGATCCTTTACAGTGAGAGAGGAAATCAAAATGAATGATCCTGTTGCTGCAATTGAACCAGTAACTGCTGAAGAGATAAGTACTGAAGATGAGGATACTATTTCTTATTTTGCTAAATTAGCTAAAGAAGATTAATTATCTAAAGTTTAAAAACTGGTCCGCCAAATCAACTGGCGGGCCATTTGCAATTAAAGCTGTTTGATTATTATTAATAGTACTAGAAGAATAATTTTCAGAATTTATTTTATTTCCAGCTGATATATTGTTAATTCCACCTTCTCCTACACCTTCCATATTATACATGTTATTTTTTAATCTTTGATTATAATCATTTTTAGGAGTTTTAATTGTATTTCCAGTTATAGCTTGCATTTGCCCAGGAGACATGTTTGCTGCTAATTTCCCCATAGCTGCTTTACCATTCAAATTTAATCCACTAAGATCATCTTTAACACCACTTAATAAAAACTCTGCCAGCTTAGCTCCAAGATAATCACCTGCAAAATAACCCCCTGTTCCTCCTAAGAACCCACCTAATAAAGTACCAGGACCTGGAAAAACAGAACCCATTGCAGCACCTAATACTGCACCACCACCTGAACCTAATAAACCTCCAAACACACCGCTCATTTTTTCTGTTTTTTCTTTAAGAGATCCATCAGAATTTAAAATGCCATATATATCATACGCACTTAATAATGTAGCAATTCCTGGAAACTTCATGAACTTTGCAAATCTTTCGAACTTTCCAGGTAGTTTCATAGATTTTGTACCACCTTTAGATTCAATCATATTTGCTTGCGGACTTCCTCTTTTATAAAGATCACCTTTATTTGATTTTACAAATTCTTTACCACCTTTTGTAATAATTTTGACTGGCTTATTTTTAAGTTGGTTTGCTCGGCTATCCATGTCATTTGCAGTTGGAACTCCTCTGTTTTTCAAACCTTGTATTGCTTTAAACCCGGTGTATGCTAATGCGCTGGTACCAACAACTGCAGCTCCACTTTCTAGAGCACTGCCATCTTTATTAAAAAACTTGTCGTATACGAAGGTTCCACCTGCAAGCGCTGCTAAAACTAAGCCTTTTTTTGATCCTGCAAATTTTGCTAAAAACTTAAGACCTTTTGCAAATTTTCCAGGCATAAGTAATGCTGCAGTAGTTCCTAATAAGCCTACACCTGCCACCCAGTTATCTTTAAACGCTTCACTGCTAAATCCGGATTCAGTAAATCCTTTTATTGCTTTTAATCCTTTAGTTGTACTAGTTCCAATGAATTTTAATATGTTGTCAAATGATGGAAGAAATCCTAACATTGGTTTTAATTTCTCAGCAGCCGCGTCCCAATTTGCTTTTAAGTTTTTACCTATTTCCACTACTTCTTTTTTATTTTCATCTGTTGCTAAAGCGTTAAGTGCAGCGAATGGAAGTATAAATCTTTTTCCTATAAGCATACCTAATCCAGCGCCTTGAAGACCTCTTTTAAGTGTATCTTTTGTGTCTTGTTCAAAGTTAGGACCTAGCATTGCTTCAGCTATTTGATTTGCAAATCCAATTACTGCTACGCCAGGAATTCTTCTTAATATACCAGCACCAATTTTAGGTCCTAAAGCTAAGGCTGAACCTACTAAACCCGCTTTCCCTAAATTTGTCATACCACTAAATAACCCGCCGTCACTTTTAGATTTAGTAGATTTAGTAGATTTAATAACTTGATCTTCTGCTCTATTTAGTTTAGCTTGATTAGCTTTAGCTTCTCTTTCAGCTTCTAAATCTTTACGTCGTTGATCTATATCTTTACGTTTTTGATCTTCGATATATTTCACGAATGCTGAAATTCCTTTACTAGTCTTTTCAGTATTTTCGGAAACTTCTAGTAGAGTATCATTTACGTTTGCTAATGTTGTCATTTTTTTACCTATCGTTTCTAGCTTTTTCTTCTATAAACTCGTTAAGCAATATTAAATAAACCTCTCTCTCCCACGGTATCATTTTTTCTAATTCTGTTAAAGAATAGTTAAAATGTTGCATCATCAAAAAATTAGTCTTGAAGTAATTCTCCAAGGTTTCATGAGAGAGGTTTACTAAAAAAAATCATTAAGTCCACTTAGTAATATAGTATTTTCATGCTTACACTTTTTACACTCATATTTCTCAGTATGAGTTAATGTAGGCATCTTTTCAATTATAGCAGTAATTTTTTCCAGTTGTTGATTAGTTAATGAGTTCATAAACCTTTCTATTTCTTGTTTAGGTTCGTCTTTAATCATAATACTTTCATTTTCAGTTTTTACACTACGAATACACGAAATAATAGATTCAAATAAAACTTCAGCTGCTGGAGTATTTTCAACATCTATAGATTCATTCTTAATAATACTATCATATGATGGATATTGCAATTCTATAGTAATTGCATCAGTTATAGGAATAATTTTTTGGGTTTCCCATTCATCATTAATTACAATATTAATAGATTGTAAATTCATTTTTACTTCGTTTTCTTCATTACATTCTTCACATGGATGAAGCAATTGAGTAGTTTCACCTACAGATTTAGCTCTTACTTGTGTAAACATGTAATCTATATCGAATGTAGCAAGATCATTAACTTTAATTCCTTGTACACAGGTACTTAAGCAATCTAGCATCGTTCTAAGTATTTGCTTAGAGTCCTTTGATTCGAATGCTATTAACAGCACCTTTTGTTCTTTTACTAAGAAAGGCCGGTATTTAACGACTTGCTTAGTTGACGGTACCACCATCTCGTATTTTGGTACATCGTTTTGTAGTCTTGGTAAACTCATTTCATTTCACTCCTTAGAATAAGTCAATTCCACCTAATGGTGTATCTATGTCCATATTAATAAATCCTTGTGTATTACTTGATCTCCTCCAATTGGTGTAAGCAAAACTTACAGTTAATTGAACTAATCCATCAAGTTCGTTGTTAAGCTCAATTGCACTTGTTGCTATAGGAAATGCTTCAAGCAAATCGACTGAATATACAGATCCTCCGCCAATTCCTGCGTTAAATCTTATTGGCCCAATTTGTTTACTAACACCAGCTAAAGGTTGTCTTAGTTGATGTATAGTAATAGTTCTAGCATACTGACTTTTATAGTTACTAGTAAATGCGCTTGGTCCTTCTTCTGGTATCGCTGTGTTTCTCCAAGCATCGAAATATTCTTTTACACCATAATCATTCATGAGATAGAAAGTCATGCTTACATCATCTACTGCATATGCGTATGCTACTTTTTGGTTTTCCATACCAATTCTTCTCTCATTAGTAAGAGTAACTTTAGCAGGTAATGTGGTATTAGAACATAATATATTTAATTCTCTACCAGATGCTCCACCTCCACCTCCAGTAAGCATTCCTAAAATTCCTCCTATTAAACCACCGCCTCCTCCAAAATTAGTAGGAAACGTAACCAAAAATCTATTATTTCTAGCAAAACCTAATTTACTATTAGCTAGTGCTTTTAGTTCATCAACGCTATTTGACATTATATCGCCTTCCTTGAATTAGAATAAACAGTACTAGCAGGAGCTTTTTTCCATGATGCAGTTGGTAGGAATGTAGCAATTTCCCATTCAGTAGCTGGTACTTCAGCAAATCTAGATTTTACGTGATCCAATAAGTAATGCTTAAAGCATGGTTGGAAATATTTAAATTTAGACGCGCTTTTTAACATAGTATAGGTTAAATCAAATCTAGTACTAACATCATATTTGTTGTTATTAGTAATATCTAATAATCCATCTAAAAACTTAGCTCTCAATGTAGGTGGAATGTAATGTAAGTTAATTCCTCTAAATCCGCCTGGAGCAGATTCCACTGGAATTACTAATGGAAACGTATCATAGTATGGTAATTTATCTTTCCATTTAGGATCATAAAAGAACATAAGCATAGAACCAAACCTATGACTAGATCTTTGCGTTATTTCGTTTTCTCGCATAAGTGCTTCACGATTAACTCGCGTAAGTTTTTGTATACGATTACGAAACCAATTACGCGATTCTTGCGTACGTGGATTAATACCTTTTTTAAAAGCTTCTAGCTTTAGTTTTTTAAATAAATTACTCATATGACTATTTATATCTTTTTCTTAGCCTTTTTTCTAAATGGTTTCAATGGAGTATACTTCTTAAGTTTTCCAGGAACTGGACGCTGTAATAGTTTCATTTCCTGTAGTGTTTTTTCTGTCCATATATGAAACTCCCATCCTCTATCTTTAGCATAACTAGTTGCAGCTTCCCATTTATTCATGTTTTTAACATAAGTGAGACCTTCTGATATGTATCGTTTAGTTCTTTTTTGGCCTACTGGAGGGATAGTTTCTTTTTCAGGTTTAATTTCAACTAGTATTGTTTTTTCTTCAAACACTATTTTAAGATCTACATAATATTTGTGATATCTTTTATCTACATCATAATAATATGGAACTACAACTTCTTCTGAACTCCAACCTTTTACTTTAGCATTGTTGTCACACCAGCCAAAAGCAGCCTTTTCCCACAAAGACCTATATACTACAGAGGAAGAGTTACCTCTGTATTTTGATTTGTTTTTGACTTGATATCTACCTGAATAAACCATGGATAACTGTTATAAATATAAAAATAAGATCTTAATAATATCTATAAGGATTACACATGTCTGAACGCAGTATAATAAGCCAAAAAGCTGGACCTTTAGGGGAAAAGAAAAATCCATTAAATCCCGCCTTTGGTGATTTTGCCGGAGGAGGTAATGCAACTAAAAGCGTTAATAATATGAGTATAGGTTACGAAGAAGATGTCGCTGGCATTGGTCAATCTTTATTAGGAAAAATACCTAGTCCTTTAGCACCTATGGATTTTGGAGGAAGCAAATTAGAATATCCTGCAGATGTTAGCGGTAATGCAGCGTATGTAGCAACTGTGAGATTTCAAGTAATGGAATACACTGTAGCAACTTCTGGTAAATCACAAAAAAATCATATTTCCGGAACAACAGATAATTCTAAAGCTGAAAAAAGTTCTTCTGCTAAAGTTGAAAAAGATAACAGTGACTTTGCTGGAGAGAATACATTCGTAGCACCAGATGTTAGCGACTTTGCTGGAGGCAATACATTCGTAGCACCAGATGTTAGCGACTTTGCTGGAACGAATTCATTTGGAGTAGATGTTAGCGACTTTGCTGGAACAAATACTTTTAAAGATGCTAGTACTGAATTTAAAGAAATCACTAAAGATACAACATCTTCTGGAGGAACTCAATTAGGTTTTTTTCCAAAAAAGAACTCGCCAAAAGTAGTAATGTATTTTCCTTTATCTCAAACATTCGTAGATGGAGTGGCGTATGGTGATACATCATTAGGCTTAGCTGGTGCTTCCGCTTTAGGCGCGGCTGAAGCTGGGAAATCTGGAGTAGGTGCAGCTATAGATGCAGCTAAAGGTTCTACTGCAAATATAATAGATACGTTTTTAAGAGGAGACTTACGCTTAGCTGGTGTAGCTAAAACAGAAGCTGCTAGATTAGCAGTAGCAAATTCATTAGGAAAAACACCATTCGTTGGAGGAGCTGCAAAATTAATTAATAGAATAACAGTTAATCCAAATGTAAGAAAATTATTTAATGGAGTTGCTATTAGAGATTTTGTCTTTCAATTTAAATTGATAGCAACTTCTCCAGAAGAAGGCGAAGCTGTTCAACAAATAATAAAGTATTTTAGACAAGAATTATATCCTAAAGCTTATAAAGTTCCTGTAGGTGGAGAATCATCAGTTAGTTTAGGTTATAACTTTCCTAATGCGTTTAAAATTAAATTTTATTTTAAAGATTCAGAAAATAAAAATATTCCTAAAATACTTCCGTGCTATTTAAGAAGTATTTCTCATACGATAAATCCAACAGGCGGTAGTTTTCGAAATGACGGAAAAGCTAATGAAATAGATTTAACGTTATCATTTGTCGAATATCGGGCTATCGAGCAACAAGACATACAAGAGGGTTATTAATGCTTTATTTTAATGAATTTGAAAATGTATCATACAAATTTGGAAACGAAGCTGATTCAGTTATTTTTCAAAATATATCTAATTACGCTGATATAATAGATGAAGTCAAAAACAGTATTACATTTTTAAATGTACATACTATACAAGAAGGTTTTAGACCAGATCAAGTTTCTATACAACTATATGGAACGCCTCTTTATTATTGGACTTTTTTCTTAATAAATGACGATATTAGAGAACAAGGATGGCCTT